TATACATTTTCACTGCAGAAATTAGTCATTTCCATACAGAGCAACCAGCTTGGAAAGGTACTCATAACGTTCCTTAGCCTCCTGCTCGTTGCGTGCGAACAGCTCTGCTGCTCTTGCAGGGTTCTTCATGGTCAGAGACAGGTAACGAACCTCGCCCTTTAAGAATTCCTGATAGTTCTCCATCTTAGGAGCCTTGGAATCCAGAGTGAACTTCTTCTCTGCTGCCGGGTTGTAACGGAAGTTATTCCAGTAACCGCACTCTAATGCCAGCTTCTCTTCTGTCTGAGCCTTATTCATGCCCTTCTTGATACCATGGTTGATACATGGAGCATACGCGATGATCAGAGATGGTCCCGGATATGCCTCAGCCTCAGCCAGAGCCTTAACCGTCTGCTGCATATCACCGCCCATACAGATCTGTGCAACGTATACATAGCCATAGCTCATGGCGATGCCTGCAAGATCCTTCTTCTTTGTATCCTTACCGCCAGCTGCGAACTGAGCAACTGCACCGGTCTTGGTAGACTTGGAGGCCTGACCGCCGGTATTGGAGTAAACCTCAGTATCGTATACCATGATGTTGATATCCTTACCGGAAGCCAGAACGTGGTCTACACCGCCGAAACCGATATCGTAAGCCCATCCGTCACCGCCGAAGATCCACTGAGACTTCTTAGCCAGGAAATCCTTGTTAGCTACGATGTCCTTGCAGGTTGGGCAGTCAACGCCGGATAATACAGCAACCAGCCTGTCAGTTGCAGTTCCGTTTAATGCGCCGATTCCATAGGTATCTAACCACTCCTTGCAGGCAGCCTTGATCTCTTCTGTTGCCTGGTCATTTGCCATTACGCTCTCAACCTTGGCCTTTAAACCGTCTCTGATTGCATTCTGAGCCAGCAGCATACCGTAACCGAACTCAGCGTTATCCTCGAACAGAGAGTTGTCCCATGCAGGACCCTGGCCCTTAGCGTTCATGGTGTATGGTGTGGAAGGTGAAGAGTTGCCCCAGATAGAGGAACATCCGGTTGCGTTTGCGATGTACATTCTGTCACCGAACAGCTGAGTAATCAGCTTTGCGTAAGGAGTCTCGCCGCAGCCTGCACACGCGCCGGAGAACTCAAGCAGAGGCTGCTTAAACTGGCTGCCCTTTACAGTGTTCTCCTTGAACTTTGCAACAACCTCATCCTTGATGGATACCGTCTGGCCAAAGTCAAAGATTGCCTGCTCGCTGAGGCTCTCTTCCAGAGGCTTCATATCCAGAGCCTTGTTGCCCTTCATACCTGGGCAGACATTTGCACAGGAACCGCATCCGGTACAGTCAAGTGCGGAGATGGTCATGGCAAACTTGTAGCCTGGCATACCGGTCATATCCTTCATCTTCATATCGGCAGGAGCCTTCGCAGCTTCATCAGCTGTCATGGCTACTGGACGGATAACAGCGTGAGGACATACATAGGAGCAGAAGTTACACTGGATACAGTTGTCAACATTCCATACAGGAACATTTACAGCAATACCGCGCTTCTCGTATGCGGAGGAACCGGATGGCGTAGAACCGTCAACGTAATCCTTGAATGCGGATACAGGCAGGTTGTTTCCTTCCTGAGCATTTACCTTGGACTGGATATTGTTTACGAAGTCAACAACATCTTTGCGTCCCTCAGTAACTACCTTGTAGTCAAGGCCTTCATCCTCGCAGTCAGACCAGCTTGCAGGAACCTCTACCTTGTGAACTCCCTTAGCGCCGGCATCGATTGCTGCCCAGTTCTTCATAACAACATCCTCGCCCTTGCGGCCGTAGGTTGCCTTTGCAGCTGCCTTCATCAGTTCATTTGCCTTCTCAGCAGGAATGATGCCTGTCAGCTCGAAGAATGCAGACTGAAGGATGGTATTGATACGGGTCGGGCCCATGCCGGTCTCGATACCGATCTTAACGCCGTCAATGGTGTAGAAGTTGATCTTGTGGTCTGCGATGAACTTCTTAACCTGTCCAGGCAGATGCTTCTCAAGGCCTTCCATATCCCATGGGCAGTTTAACAGGAAGGTACCGCCGTCAACCAGCTCCTGAACCATGTTGTACTTGCGTACATAGGAAGGATTATGACAGGCAACGAAGTTTGCCTGACGGATCAGGTAAGTAGATTTGATACGGCTGTGTCCGAAACGCAGGTGAGACATAGTAACACCGCCGGACTTCTTGGAGTCGTAATCAAAGTATGCCTGAGCGTACATATCTGTGTTGTCGCCGATGATCTTGATGGAGTTCTTGTTAGCGCCTACGGTACCGTCAGCGCCAAGGCCCCAGAACTTACAGTTGGTTGTTCCCTCTGGAGTGGTAACTAACGGAGCACCGATCTCCAGGGACAGATTGGTAACGTCGTCCACGATACCGATTGTGAATGGGCTCTTTGTCTCATTCTCAAATACGGCTACGATCTGAGCAGGTGTGGTATCTTTGGAACCTAAGCCGTAACGGCCGGTCTGGATCTTAACCTGATCGAATCTGCTGCCCTTAAGAGCTGCAACAACGTCCAGATACAGAGGCTCGCCCATGGCGCCTGGCTCTTTGGTTCTGTCTAATACAGTGATGGTCTTAACAGACTCGGGAATTGCGTCGATCAGCGCCTGTGCGCAGAATGGTCTGTACAGACGAACCTTGACAACGCCAACCTTCTTTCCCTGTGCAGCCAGGTAATCAATGGTCTCCTCAATGGTATCATTTACAGAACCCATGGAAACGATGATATGCTCTGCATCAGCAGCGCCGTAGTAATTGAACAGCTTGTAGTTCGTGCCGATCTTGGCGTTTACCTTGTCCATGTACTCCTGAACGATAGCAGGAAGAGCATTATAGTAAGGATTGCAGGCCTCTCTTGCCTGGAAGAAGATATCTGGGTTCTGAGCGGAACCTCTGTGGCATGGATGGTTTGGATTCAGAGCGTTCTTGCGGAATGCTGCAATGGCATCCAGATCAGCCATATCCTTCAGATCCTCGTAATCCCAGGTCTCGATCTTCTGGATCTCATGAGATGTACGGAAACCGTCGAAGAAGTTGATGAAAGGAACTTTGCCCTTGATTGCTGCCAGATGAGCAACGGGAGTTAAGTCCATAACCTCCTGTACGCTGGATTCACACAGCATAGCACATCCGGTCTGACGACAGGCATAAACGTCGGAATGGTCACCGAAAATAGATAACGCATGGCTTGCCAGTGCACGGGCGGATACGTTAAATACGCCTGGCAGCTGCTCGCCTGCGATCTTGTAAAGGTTGGGGATCATCAGTAACAGACCCTGAGAAGCAGTATAGGTGGTGGTCAGCGCACCTGCTGCCAGAGAACCGTGTACAGCGCCTGCTGCACCAGCCTCAGACTGCATCTCTGTAATCTGAACCTCATGACCGAAGATGTTGGTTCTTCCGTCTGTTGCCCACTCATCTGTGGCTTCAGCCATAGGTGAAGATGGGGTAATCGGATAAATAGCCGCTACATCAGTAAATGCATAGGAAGCATGAGCTGCTGCATGGTTACCATCCATGGTTTTCATTTTTCTTGCCATTTTGATTTCCTCCTGCAATTAGTGAAATATGTATATGATAGTATACATTTAAGTCCGCCTGTAGGTCTTAGCCCCACGCAAACTGACCTGTATACTATTATAATCAATTGTTTAACAAATTGCAAATGCTTAATTGCCATTACTGCAAAAAATACAATGTATACAGTATAATTTGTGCAGGTAGCAAAGAAACAGTCTCCCAACCGCTCTTATCCGAGAACGGTATGGGGACTGTTTCTTATTTTTTCATGATTTTTTATTGTTTTTCACTAAAAGCCTATTCTGGTTTCACCGGCACTACTACCGGTGCCTCTCCTGGCCCGGAAGCGGCTGCGGTGGGGCCCGGCTCTTGCGCCGGAAGGGGCATA